GGTATAACTAACATTACTATTAATAAACAGAAATAACCAAATTGTTTCATCATGTTTGGTGATCTCCATCTGCTTTTTCAAGATCCTGCTCGTATGTCCTGCAATCAATCTCATCTTTAATAAGATCTGAGGCAAGCCATTCGTTTACAGGATAAACAGGTGCTGAATAAACATCTACCTTTGTAGCTGCCAATCTGCTTCTCTGTTCTTGAAAGTGATTATCTTTTAAACTTACTTGCTCACCGTTTTGATTGTGAGTGTGAGTTTTAGATAATACTTCATCCATCTCTTTCACCCATTTTCTAAATAAGTGTGAGCTAGATTTAAGTTCTAATTTACCCATGAGTCCCTCCATTTCTTAAATTTATTAAGAATATGATCAAACAAAGAAAAGAAACCTGTCTCTGCTTTTAACGTATTAGCAAAAACAGCTTTATCTATCTCATCACCATTATGATAAAGTTTTATTTCTCGTGTGCTTTTATCAAAAGTAATTAAGATAGCTTCTGTGTCTGGACCAATGGTTTTGATTATGTCACCTTTACCTGATTTGAAATCAACTTCAGTAACATTTGTAGCTGACTCGGACATATTGTCTAACACGTCTTTGAGTAAGCTAGGTTTTTTATCATTGTCATCCATGTTATACTCCTATTATTTGTCTAGCCTTTATAGCAAAACCGATATTAAATGCAAGGATAAAATGGGATATTTATGAAGTTTATTTTAACAATATACGTGTGTTCTTTTATAGAATTTAATTGTATGCAAGGTCAAAAAATTGCGGAGTTTGATACATGGAATCAATGCCTTATTGCTGCCCATAATGAATCCATTGAGTTAATTACTAAAATTCCACCAGAATTAGTAGAGAAAAAAAGAATAGCTACTAAATATACTTGTCAACCCATCCTAGGTGCATAGGGTTGTATTATTGTCATAATTTGTTATATACTCTCTTATGAGCAGTTATCGAATTCAGATACGATCAGAAGGAAAGTATTTTGATGGGATAATTGAAGCTCAGGACGATGTTTCGGCTTTACGACAGTTCGAGAAAAAACTGACCAATGGTGAAATCGAAGCAAAAGATGAACCTCTTTATACACCAAAAAGAGTTTTCATCACTATGGAGGAGCTAAAAAATGGCACTACAAATGCTAATATCGGAGAAGCTTCAGTTGGAGTCCAAGTGGGCGAGTCAGGCGTTAAAACAGGGTAGAGTAACTACTGACATGAAGTGGATCGATATAAAGATCAAAGACCTGAAAAAAAGAATCAATGAACAAAGTGTTATTGATGCATCACAAGGTCTATTAAATAACAGCTAGTAAAAAAATACTAGCAACCTATCAAAAAATCATTTATAACGCAGGGTATCTATGGCTCAAAATAAAGGAGACTCATATGCTGACATTCCTAACTATATTAGGCATTACGTTGAATCAACAGAGCGAGGCCACATTATTAAAATTCTTACTGAAACAGGACTCCACACATATAATTGTAAGTGGAAAGATTACAAAAGAACAAAACCTGTTACCAAAAAGAAAACCTAGATAAGACCTTTAGCTCTCAGTTCTTCCGGTGGCCGTTGTACGCTACACATTGGGCAATCAACTTTGATCTTCTCTGTTTCAGAAGTATCTTTCCATACCCATATTTCTCTAATATCATTACATCTTAGGCAAGATGTTTTTTCCTTATCTTTATCCATATCCAATTTAGCTTCCCTAAATAATTTTAACATAGCTTTATAAGCTGCACCACTATTATACTTATCACTCATCTTTAGCTTCTCCCCACGATCTTCCTAGAGCTACGTCACATTTAAAAGGCACTTTTAAGTTTTCTACTGCGTTTTCCATTTTATTTTTTATCAACGTAATGTCTTTCTCTTCTCCAATGCTAAAGCACAATTCATCGTGAATCTGTAATAAAGGTAAAAAGCCAGCTTTGTAACAATCTATCATAGCTTGTTTTGCCTGGTCTGCAGCTGAACCTTGAATTAATCTATTTAAAGCTTTGTAAGTAAACGCTCTTCTAATATTGTTACCATAATTAGCTTTAGCTTCATTGTAATCCATGGCTTGATTCATACCAAATGTTGCAGGTTCCCATTTATCAAATCTACACTTACGACCTTTTATAGTTCTTATAAAACCAAACTTACTTGCTGATTGTGTAACAGCTCCTGCTAATTTTTTTACAAAAGGCACTCTAGAATTATATCTATTTAAAAGGATCTCTGCCTTGTCCTTATCAATACCAAGTTCCTTAGATAATTTTGCTTTACCCATTCCGTAGAAAAGACCCAAATTGATCGTCTTAGCTTGAGTTCTAGATATGCCTGCCATATCAGCTACAATCTGATGAAAATCTGCTGATTCGTCTGCATAGGCTTGTATAAATTCTTCAGACCCATCTAAACGCTCTCCGATGGACGCTGAGTAGTGTGCTACTAAACGTGGCTCTTGCTGCGAGTAATCAAATGAACCCCACTGTCTGCCCTCCTCTGGAAGAAATAGAGACCTTATTTTGTTGCCATACTCTTTGTTTCTAGCTGGTATCTGTTGAAGGTTAGGATTTGCGTAAGATAGTCTTCCTGATACGGTTCCACCTTGATCAGAACGTAACTGATTGATCTCAGCATGTATTCTTCCCTTGTGTACGTATCTTTGAATTGAATCAATAAATGTAGAGTGAAACTTATTAATCTCTCTAGCTTCTCTTACTAAACCTGCAATAGGATGCTCACAGTTTTGTAACCAATTAGTTGTAAAAGATGGTTCATTAGATTTTGCAGTTCTTGGATATTCAACTCCAAGTCTGTCAAATACTTGTGCTACACTTCTTGCAGCCCAAATATCTACATCCAATGTCGTTTCTTTTTTGATTTTATGTAAAACTTCTTTTTCTTTTATTCTAAATTCTTTTTTAAGTAATGCTGCCTTAGCTTCATCGACTCTAATCCCTGTTTGTCTCATCTTAATTAAAATAGGAAGTAGTTCCATTTCCATATCCCAAACATCATTAATAGATTGTTTTTGTATTTCTGCTTTAAATCTATGCCAAAGCTTTAATGTAAGTGCAGCATCTTGCTCTGCATAAAAGCCAACATAACCTGCAGGCATTTTCCAAAGATCTTGTTTAGGATCTATACCCCACTCTTTTGCTTTTTCTTTTAAGAAAGTTTCGTTTTTAATTTCACCTAAATAATCCTTGGCACATGCATTAAGAGAAAAGCTCCATCTGTTCTCATCAATTAAAGCTGCAGCTACCATCGTATCTACAATCTTACCATTGATCTCAAAACCATTTGCGAGCAACCAACCTACATCATAAGAAGCGTTATGAAATATTTTTGTGCTGGGTCTTTTTAATAAATCAACCATGTAAGCTGTTGTAACAGCTAGATCCATATTACCACCAGCATCATGAGCAATAGGAAAATACCATTGCTTACCTAGAGCTGCTACTGCAAATCCTACAATATGACCTTTACCTGTTGCCCAACCTGATCCTAATTTTTTAAGTTCAGGATCTTTTGTCTCTAAGTCAATTGCAACTTCATCAGCTTCTCTTAAATCAGGATACTCTGATGGTGCGACCCAATCTGAATCGTTGTATATAAAATTTAATTGATGACTCATGTGTCTTGCATCTGTGCTACCATCTGAGCCCAATCTTCGGTAGCTTTGTGACTGTCTTCTGCTGGTAGTTCTTTTTGTTTGTCTTTATTTTTCTTTTTGAGAATTTCAATTTCCATTTCACAATAGTGAATAATTTTTTCAAGGTCTTCAATACCATTTTTATCTTCATATCTTACTCCGTATCTAATTATGTTGGCTTGAAAAGGATTGAGATTATTTTCTCTGATAAACTTCCAAGGTTCGATGGCATACTTCTTGTAGTGAGTTCCACCTATTTGCTTTTTAGACATAGTTACTTTTATACAATTTATAATATTTACTCAAGGGAAAATGATATTTGTGGTATGTACCGAGCAAGTGCAACGTGTTTATGCTTCTTGTAACACCTGTATACCAAACTCTAAGTTCTTTGATTCGTTCATCTAAATTCTTTCTATCAAAATGTGATGGGAAGTTACATTTAGCTGATATCACCACATTGTCAGCTTCACCGCCTTTAACTTGGTGTATTGTATCTATAATGATTCGTGCTTTGATATCGAGGTTTACTTCACTCTTTAGAAGCTTTCTAAAGTAGTTTTTCTCTTTGTCTTTGAATTTTCTTTGAAAGGCATCGAGCCATGATTTTCTCTCTTCAACCATACCACCCTGTAAGTGTAATTGTTCAAAATTAAATACTTGGTTTGGGTGAGCAAAGCTCCATTTCTTGCTGTCCGTTGACCGGTAGCCGTGATCTATATTTAATAAATATGTATACATGTTGCAGGCATCTTCTCTTGTAATAGATCCACCATCACAAACAGATTGCCAATCCTGAATAGCTTTCCATTGATTAATATCAAATGATTTGTTTCCACGCATATCTTGAAAGTATAATCCTAATTTTCTAGCTTCGTCCTGCAGCTCTTTCTTTACATCATTGATTCTTGCAAGCACCATCCAAGATCCTTGTATCTCCCAAGGTATTTTTTTAAGCGTGCTCCATTTATAAATCTCTCCATCTTTACTGTTAGATGTAAATTCTTTTTCTACTCTATGACCTTCCATACCATTCAAAATACATTTAGAAAAGAAATGTACTTTCTTATTCAATCTTCTAGACTCTTTTAATATTTTTACTTTACCAGGAAACGTTTGAAAGAATATTACATCCGCACCGTTCCATTCATAGATAGCCTGATCATCATCACCTGCAATATAAACTTTGTCTGCATTCATAGCTA